CCCGCCGCTAGTGTAGCAGGACCAAAGAAATCTGATTGTGCTGACAAAGTAACAGTTGCAGTGTTTGCGTCTGTTAATGCAGGGTTAACCAATATAGCTTCGATTTTACCTAAGAAATAGAACTCTGTGTTGTCTACTGCTAAAGTTGTATCTGCGGCTTCGTTTTCTGTAACAGCTTGAGCCGCCATCATAAAACGGAATACCGCGTTAGTACCGATTAAGTCGTGAAGCGCTTCCATGTCTGAAGGTACGTAGTTTACAGTTACTTCTAAAGTAGGAGCATCTGCTTGACCTTGAACCTGTGAAGATGTCTTCTGACCATAAACTGGAACGTTTACGATGTTTGCAGGTGTACCGATTGATGGGAATTCGCGTACTGAAGGCATACGAACGTGGTCTGCGTCTGCTGTTCCTGGTGTTGTACCAACGAATAAAGCCGCGCACTCTGCAACTGTATCAGTATTAGCAGGGATTGTGCCTTTGAAGATGTCTAGGTATGTAAAGATACCCGCACCTAATGATGAAATATGTGCCATTTGTTATTCTCCGTAATGTGTAAATGGGATTATGTAAGATGCGCTATAAAGCGCTTTGTTCGAAGGGTCTAACCCTTCCACTGTTAAATATGATGTTCCTAGCTTTGTACCGTTAGGTAGTGTTTTATTGTCTAGGATGGTGTCAAGTAAGTTAGCTATTGCCATTAGTCTTCCCTGACCGTCACCAGCCTTGACGAATATTTTTACAGCTACGAGACCAGTAGTCTCTTTCTTTACCCCATACGCATAGTTTTTACTACTAGAAGGTAATACGTTCATCAAGACATACTCAGTATTAGAGGCCTTATTTCCTAAGTAATTCATAGGATAAGTCTTAATATTGTTTGTTGTCCACAAAGATGAGCCGAATACCGTTTCAACATCTCTAAGTATTAAGTCATACATTATAATTTCTCCTTTGTCAACTGCAATGTTATTACAAAACCGTCGTCTTGGAAGTCTGTTATACTGTATACTGAAGTACCTATTGTTATAGTATCATAACCGTCAACAACAACGTTAGACTTCATCAAGGCTTTCGATTGAAAGGCTCCGTCAGAAGATTTATCGGTTGTTTCTAGAAATACTTTAACTGTTTTACTAGTTGTAGTAGCTACTGCTTGCCCTGTGGCAAAGTCATAACTACTTGCGTTTTTATTTGATAAAGTAGCAGAGACCGCTAAGTCTCCGATAGCCGCAAAAGCCTTATCTACTGCCGCGCTAACTTTAGCTTTGAGTGACATTAATTCGCCCTCCACCAACCTGAACCTTGTCCCACTGAGCCTTTAACTAGTAAAGGTCTAATAGACTTTGTTGCTTGTGTTGACTTAATTGGAGTGCGTGTAACATCACCATTACTATCTGATATAGAGATTGACCCAACAGAAATACTCTCAAAAGTTTGAGTAGTACCCATTAGTAAATCTTCGTTATCAATTAAGTGTAGTGCTTGTTCGTAGATAGCGACTTTAACACGACTTGGGACCTCGTTTTCAGCTATAGTAATGGTCATCCCTAATCGAGAATCATTGTATATAGCGTTCTTACGAGGCCAAGCCAAAGCTTGTGAGGAACTAACAGCAGAACCAATCCAAGAATTGTCATCTATCAACAGTGTTGCAGTAACAATAGCTTGTTCCTTGATTTCATCGTCAGCGTCAAACCAGTTGGCACTGTCAATACGTGTTTCAAGGTAGTCATCAGCGTCTGCGATTTCTACATAGCTATTCGTATTAAGAACTAGAGCCATTAGTTCCTCCTTCTATTTATGCGTGGAATATTGGTAAGATACCTAAGTTCAAGCTATCCATTTTACGAGTGTAAGAACCACCAGCACCAAGAACTGCGTTTGAAGCAAATGCGTTAGTTGCACCCGCCCAGTCGTAACCCATTGGGTGGTTGATGTAACCCCATCTGTACCATACGTTAGTTGAACCGCCACCTAAGTAAGATGCCGCTGCGCGGTCTACTTCTACTGGTGTTGGCATGTTTATTGCTGTTGCCGCAACTGAACCCGGCTTGATGATGTATGAACACTTAGTTGACTGAGCATTCAAGTCGCCTGAAGCCGCACCTGAAATCATTTGGTTTGCACGAGTCATAACTAGACGGAATTTTCCACCAAATACTGTTGAGAACTCAAGGTTTCCATCAGTTACACGGTCTTCGTCTACTAAGTTAGCCGCACGCATTTCAGCCATTACTTCTGGTGAAGTTACCATGTACATGAAATCTGGTTCGTAATCTTTGAACGCCGCTCCAACAGAACGGAATAAACGCTCACCACGAGCCGCACCCATTGCTGATGAATCAAATAATTTACGTGCATCTGAAGAACCAGTTGCAGCCGCTCCGTGTAGACCTAGTGCGTTTACGTCACAGAAGAAACCGGTGTTAGCCGCATCAACGTCTGTGTCAAAAGCAGTAACGCCGCCGTTACCTGAACCACCCGCGTCGCCTAAAGCAACTTCTGAAAGTGTTACACCTTTAAGAACTGACAACAATGCGTCATGCTCGTCTTGTGCACGTACTTCCGCAAAGTCACGAGCGATTTTCGCTAGACCGTCTTGCTTTGATACTACTTCTTGCATGTTAACTTGCTCTGCACCAAATGTACGAACAGTTTTCACGAAGTTAGCAACGTCTGTTGCGATGCTTGTGTACGTACCATCTGTAGCTGATGCTAAAGAAGCAACGTTTACAGTTGATGATAGTGGTTTGTACCAACGGAATTGTCCTACGAAAGATTCGCCAGACGCATCAATGCGTTGGTCAGCAGCAACGATGCCTGTGCTGTTTAGTTTCTTGGCGCTTGTGTACGCTTCGTCACCGTATGCAGAGATTGCTAAAGCAATGTTCTGAAAATCTGTGTTTGTAATAGCCATTTTATTTTTCCTTATGTGCTAATAATAGCGTTTAGTTTTAGATATTAAATTTACCTAGTTTACCTTTTTGGGCAAGAGCTAGAATTTCTTGAGTTGACATTTCTCCGATAGCCTTTGAAACATCGGTTGAAGGCGCTCCAGCTGGATTGCCTGTACCTGCACCTGTGTTAGATTTAACACGGAACAAGAATGAGTTATCTTCGGACTTAGAATAAGCTTCTACGTAGTCACGAATATTTGAACCTGTTGAGTGGACCCACTGTCCCTCTTCGTTTTGAACCAATTGGTCAACAATCTCTCTGCGAGCCATGTCGCGAGACTTATCGTTGCGGAATTCCATGCCGGATAGGGCATCATTTAAGACACCGTCACGCTTGAGTTGAGTTGTTTCTTTTGCATAAACATCTAACTTAGCACGAGCCTCGGCAAGTTCCATTTCAAGAGCTTCTTGTAATTTACCTTCTTCTTTCATTCGAGCTATTGTCTCTTCTTTTTGTTTGGACTCTAGTTCGACTTTAAGTTTAAGTGCTTCATCACGCTCACTAGCCATACGGTCCATGTTAGCTTTCATCTTAGCCAATCGTTCTTCAACAATTGATTCGATGTCATCTTTAGGAGCTTCTGGTGTAGCTGGTTCTTCTTTAATTACTTCTTCAACAACTGGTTCTTCCACTTGTGTTACGTTTTCTTCGATTTGATTATCATCGCTCATTTTATTTCCTTTCAAGCACAGCTTGGGTTGATTTATTTATTTGTGTCACAGACACGTTTGTTTGTAGTCATATAGCTATTACAAATATCTATGGACCAATACCATACCAGTCGTTTCCTTCTCGTATAGTTTCGAGCAATTCTTTCGGGGTGATTTTATTAACAGGGTCTATCAATCCGTCTTGTTTTGCTCTTTGTAAGTATTTATTATATGTCGCCCTTGACATACCTGACTTTCGCATCTCTGCTAATGTCTGTTTAATAGTGCCTCGTTTTAACGCATCTGCATAGATTTGTCTTAAAGCCCATTTAGCGGGAACCGCTTCACCAAGGTTCGAGAAGAAAGCATCGTGGATTGTTCCAGTGTCTACTTTATTCTTCCTCCCCCAAAGGTGGAATTGTCGAACAATCGAAGCATCATTGCTGTGATTGCCGTTAACACCAAGACCTATTGACGCATCCTGTATACTGGCTTGCGACATTAGTTTACCGTCTTTTGATGGTGCTTCATAAATGTTGAAGACTTTTTCCCCGGTAACAGGGTCTTTAAAGTCTATTCTTGTCTGTTCTTTTACTCGGTATCGTTGTGTCATTTTCTTACCGTCAAATGTCACCCAAGGGATGTCAACTGACCCAGACTCACTAACATAATCTTTAGCAACGTCTTTCCAGAATTTAATAAACTTACCAGTAACAGGAACATCTTGTTCGAGTTTAGCACTCATAATCTTCGATATC